AGAATAGAAGAATCATATATTTTACAAAAAGGAACTACACCATCGGATGTTCCATTGTCTGTAATAATAGCACCTGCAGGTCTGATTTGATTTAAACCTATTCCTACACCTCCACCATGCTTAGCCAATAACATCATTTCTAAATTCTTATTTCCAATATCTTGGATTGAATCTGCTACATCGATACCAAAACAACTTATAGGCAACCCTCGATCAGTACCTGTGTTAGAAAGTACAGGTGATGCTAAACATAACCACCCCTTCCAAATATAATCAAAAAACTTTGTAGCCAATTCAGGTTTTCTAAGTCTTCTTGCCACTGTGGTGGCTACTCTCCAATATGCGTCCTTAGGTTTTTCGTCCGGTGCAAGATATCCATTTGATATTGTTTGAATGTATACTTGTGTATTGGCCCATCTAGGAAAATCTACATCGATTTCCCAGCCTAAGTGTTTTGCGTGATTTTTCATAGTTTGTAATTTTTAAAATATATCGTCCCAGTTATCGCCTTCTCCTGCCTTAGAATAATCAGTAGGTCTCATTGCAAAAAAGTCTGTATGTGTTACTCCACCAGTTAAGTGGTAAAACCACCCTAAGCTTTCAGCTCTTTCTTGGTTTACTATAAACACTTCAGGATAACCTAATTCTTTCATCTTATCATTTGCTCTTTGTTTGATAAATTCCTTTAAGTCTTCTGCTTTGAGATTTTCAAGATCTCCCATTTCAAACATTTTATCAATAAACTTAAGTTCCATGTCTACCATATACTTGGCTGCATTTTGAATAGATGGTCTTGCGTCTTCTCTTAATCCTGGATATTCTTGGCACATATGATTAAATAATTGACAACCCATTCTACTGTGTAATGATTCATCTCTTACTGACCATTTCATTTGTTGACCAATTCCTTTTAAAAGGTTTCTTAATTGAAAACTGTATAAGACTGCAAAGGAACTATAAAGAGATACGCCTTCAGCAAAAGCTGAAAAGATTGCAAGCGAAGTTCCTACATCTAATCTTGCATCAGCATTTGTTTCCAAATCTTTATGAGTGTATGGTGCCTTCGTTGACATTAACATTTCAAATTTATCTGCTATCGCAGGTTCATGTAAAAATGCTTCGTAGTCTTCTAGTCCAAGAGTTTCATTAAGGTAAGAATATGCAACCGCATGAATAGTTTCTTGACTTCCAAATGACATAGCCATTTGTCTAATTTCATGTTTAGGAAACCAATTTGTAACCATCGTGGTCCAATAATCAGAAACCGCGCATTCGGTTTGAGCAAAACCTAAAAGAATATTTCCAACAAGATTTTTTTCTGCCGATGTTAAATTTTCTTTCCAATCTTTAACATCACCTTGCATAGGTATTTCGGTATGAAGCCAAAAAGCTTGCATCTGTTTTAACCAGCCTTCGGTATAATATTCAGGATATTCAAAAGGTTTGTACGGTACTCTTTCAATAAATAATGGCGATGTTTTTTTAGATTGACTCATATGTTTATTTTTTTTAGATGATGATTGGAGACAGAGAGATTAATTGGTTTCAATTATTAGCCTCCCAATCATTTTATTATTTATTTGAGATGCCAATAGTTAGAGTCTATAATTTCTCTTGTTTTTCCATCTCATACGCCTTTTGTTGAAGTTCAAAAGATTTTTTCTTGTACTCCTTTCTCTGTGAGTATAGATCAGTCAAAATTTCTTTAAGTATAGAATCTTCCTTATCATATACCGCTCCAGTTACAGCAACTATTTTATCATCTGCCTTTTCAACTTCACGGTTTTCAGGTTTTACCTTTTTAACAAAACTTTCAGGTGATACATTCATTTGTCTCATAACCGAAGGATATAGAGAAGCAAAATCAAAACATGCTACAGCATTATGCATTCCCGTTATAGGTTCTTTGACAAAGGCTCCTTGGAATTGTTCACTTTTTCTATTATTCATAGCAGGATCTTTTGCCATTACCTTTTTATGATCCAAAAGTTTTCTACATAAAAGTGCTTCGGTAATTGCAACTGGGGAAGCAGCTTTAAAAATACTAATCTTACTCATATGAGCAATGGTTAAAGCAATTTCCATTGTCCTAATCTTTTCATGTATAAGAAAAACTAATGCAGTATCAACAGCGTTATAGAAAACATATTTAGGATATTCCTTTTCATATAAGTCTTGGAGAGTACCTTCATATTTAATTTTCTTAATACCTACAACCGCATCGCCTACAGTATCAAGTTTTAAATCTTCTTTAACATCTACAGTCCTATCCCACTTAGCATAAAGATCAAGGTAATCCATTACACCTACATGGGAAGGTAATTCGTCTTTACCAAATAATCGACCGATAGGAGAAGCAATAGAAGGATCTATTCCAATTTTCTTTGCTCTGTTTACGATGTATTGCCAATCAAATTTAATATAATTCCAACCTGTCATCATTGGAAATTTAGAAACGAAAGTTTTTAAGAATGTATATAACATATCATATTCACTTTCAAAAACCTTAAAGTGAAAAGAAAAATCATGATCTACATTTTTAAAATGTTCATCTATTTGATCTTGTATTTTTGATTGTGTAGGTTTATCTAAATCTTTAGTTGCTAAAACGATACATTGTTTTGATGGAGTTACGATACATATTGTTGTTATCTTATTCTCGGCTTTAGAAGGTTCTGGGAATGAATCAGTAACTTCAACTTCTATATCGACGTAATATATTTTTGGAAAACTATAACCGAATATAAGTGCTTTATCAGAGCGATCTATATTGTTATGCACAAATTCAATCATTCTGAATTTATTTAAAAACTTTGATCTTTTCTTGATAACAGGTTTACCGTCCCAGTTTGTTATCTTACTGTCCTGCTTTTTATCTCTTGGATCACATACTTCCCAGTTAAACATTTCATCACTTGGTATTTCGTATGTCTTAAATCTGGTTTCTCCATTTAGGTTATAGTATGAAACATACAGAGTCCTATCCTCCTGTGTAATATCTAATAGCATTAATATCCTCGTTTTTGTCTATCCCAGTTTTCTTCATTCTTACTGATATAGTAGTTATACAATTCATCTGGTGTTACTCCTATTGCAAGTCCTGCATTAAAAACAAAATGCATTACATCAATAAATTCCATTTTAAGTTCCTTAAGATCTCCCGGAGATAAGTCAGATAGTTTCTTTGTTCTAATATCTTTGTGTGTACTTTTCCAAGGCTTCCATGCAGCATTACCTACACCGTCATCAATTCCGCCAACTGCATCCATCATTTCATGGAGTTCATCAACTATTGCATGTTCAGTTACCATTAAGTAATTAACTACATCACCAATGTTAAAGTCTTTAAATTGTTTTTGACCTTGATTGTCAAAATACATTTTCTGTGTTGATTCTTGTAAGGAGTATAAATCGTTTAAAGAATTCTTGTTACCTTCATAACCGTTTTCTTTAAAATAATTTGTAACCTTAAGATCTTTACACTGATTGTCTGCGTTTGCCATATAAAGTGTTTATTTTTATATAAGCAAACATAGGTGTTGTTTTGAGATATTTAAACAAAAATTTATTCACCTAAATTTGGAGCAGTACAGCCATCAAAGGTAGACTGTGATGTGTTAACTATTTGTTCATTGGATTCATCTACTCCTACAACGATAATCTTATAGGTGGAATCAGGCATATTATTAAACTCGATAGTAAAAAAATTGTATTCCGTACCGGTTATTGTTAATGTATAGTTATTATTAGGTACCTCAATATAATCACCAAAATTCTGACCAGTAGTATTTCTATACACAGTAACATCAATGTTATTAGTACCAAGATTATGTGTTATTGTGTCGGGTGTTCCATTTGTAATAAACTTCTTTGTAATATATCGTGTTTTGTTAACAAAATCCGTATTGTAATTTCTATTAGCAAATGTATTTTGGCCAACTAAATTCATATTGGCTGTTGAATCAGGACCATGCAGTTGCATACCCGAAACAGTTTTAATCATTTTTGCAAAAGCTCCGCCTAATGCTAATTGTGTGTCTTTAAATTGATTATATAAAGTAACATCTGGAGAAAGAGAACCTGTAAAATCTAAATCAAAAGTAGTTGTGGATGTATCTACTTTAGCAGCATCATAAACAAAATCGCCTTGGGTAGCAGTGTCCAATACCAGGTCTACTGTAGCGCCATCTATGTACCCTGTAATCACACCGTCCTGTTGTTCATTAGAACATAAAAATGAATTAAAATATCTTTCGGCTGCTGCATAATAATCTACATACGCAGGCATAAAATCATTATTCCAAGATGATAATAATTCAGTATATTCTCCATTTTGTACATCAGCCCATCTAATAGAGTTTGATGTACATGCAAGATAATATTGCATTACTTGCCCTATCCATGCACCTGTTGTCTGCCGCCATGTAATTAAAACATCTTCCCAGTCATTACAACAAGTAGGGTTTGTTTTATCAACATTACCACAACCGATCCAGCCTCCTAAAGTATAGTCCTCTAAATCAAAATTATGTAAAAGAAAATCATTTAAAATGTAATTATGATTTGTAGTATTACACAAATAATCGTATTCAATAAATTCATTTACTAATTCTATACTGTCTACCTTTTTTAAAATAACATTATTGTCTTCTTTTACATATACATTAGATACTCCGGGTATTATTTTATTAGCAAACAGTTCAACACCGCCATCTAACCAAAATCCTTTTGATTCAGGTAAGCATATTGTTTTATCATCTACCTTTACTATATAATAAAAGTCTGCATACATGCTTCTGATTTCTACAGGGGAAGCAGATACTAAATTTGTACCGTCCCAGCTTTGTGTTGCTGGTTGCATTTCATTTATTTCGTTAATAGTGAATTTAGTTTTCATATTATTGTTTTTATTGTATTAAATATTTATCAAACTGGAATTGTGGGACTTCTGCGGAAAACCACATCGGAGAACCCGCTAGACTCAATTCATTTAATGCTTTAAGGTAAGCATCTCGAACAGACCTCTGCGTAACTAAAACATCCCCAAATTCATATCCTAAACCAATATTCCAAGATTCTAATTCTATCCATTGGCCTATTTCTAAAACAGGATTACCTAATACTGCATTACCATCACCTAAACCTGCTGCCATTGTAGCAGTTACACCTGCTTGGTAATATTTACCACCAGCAATTTGATCGACATTAGCAATAGTGATTTTTTGTATTTCGTCATTTGGGCCAGTTTCAGAAACTGCTGCTACGCAGCCTGTACCTACACCACCTGCACCATTTGTTATTGTAACAGGATCTCCTATTTGGTACCCTGTTCCACCATTTATTATAGGTATAGACGTTATTCTTTTACATGTTCCATCTGCATAAGTACCTGAGTCTTTAACATATATGAGTAATTCTGTAAACTCCCATATGTTTAATTCTAAATATTGAAATGCAATTGCAGTATTTACTAAGCTATCGTCGTCGTATGTTAATTCATAAATAGGTCGAGTAGGACCAACACTATAGGAATATGTCCATCCAAATATACCTTGTGCGTCAGGACCAGAATAATTAGGAAATGAATTGTAAGGATTTTTTCCTCTATAAATGTAATAATGCGCTAAAGGTGCACTAGGTTCATTTCCAGTAAATACACCACCTATACTAGGAATCTCTGTAGCTTTTAGTTTATTGTAATCTCCAGCTACTGTTTGATATGGTGTAACCCAACAATAATCTGCGTTATCTCCACTTATTCCAGCACTGTATGCTAGTACATATTCATTTGATGCTTTTAAATAAGCATCCCTATGCTGCCTAAATTGAACACCTGCATCTTCAGATTCAAGTGGTTGATATTTAGGGTCAGGTAGACAGTCACCACCAGGACCATTAACACCAGGCCAATTATCCATATCTGAATATGTAGCCATATTTAGCCTATGCCCATATCCAGGATCATCCATAGTTAATGCCATACCCCCGGCTCCTAGCATGCTTGTCATATACTTATTATTAGGTACAACATTTTTAGTACTATATCCCTTTCCACCATAGGTTCTATCAACCATTTCAGATATATCAAATATCCTATACCACATTTTAATTTTTATCTTGCCATTTGTTCTTTTTCTGGCAGAAGAAAGTAGTCCAGTTGTTCCTACATATAAAGGTGCATTTTCAAGTGTATCTAATGATAATGATTTATCTCCTTGATCAGCCCACTGAGTGGAAACAAAAGAATTCATATATGTATCAATATTTAAACTTTCCTTTCCAGTAAAATTTTGCCATACCTGATTATCCTCTACGCAAGGACCTTGGCATCTATTACACCATGTTGATGAAGGATCACTCATGAGTGGTACACTTGCTATAGTTTGTCTCTTTTTTTCAAGTTGATAATACCCTCTATTAGGATAATAAAAATCTAATGAATTAAGTGAGCCATACGGAACAGATACATATTCATTATTATCCACTGCTTCATACGATACAAAAATTGACCTATATGCAGGTATATAACACTTACCCTTTCCTGCCGGAGGTAAAATTTCTATTCCTTCTAATGGACTTACACCATCTTTATATGACATGTTCGATATGTCATCTGCATCTAATGTAACGTTTAGTTCATAAACCAATCCACCGTTTCGTGAAGGTGTATCATAATTGTAACATGAATCTATCAAGTCTACTAAATTAGGTTCTGTTATTACGTTACCATCTTTAAAGTCTTGATATAATTGTCCTATACTAACTATTGCCATAATCTTTGAATTCTTTTACGTATTTAAGTTTTTTCTTTTTGTCGTCTTCCTCTTCTTCTTCCTCATCTGGTATAGGAAATGGAAAATCTCCACTACCAACTTCTTGGTTTGCAAATTGATTCAAAGTTCCTGGATCACCTGGCGAAGAAACTGCACCCATACCTGGTACATTAACATTAGGGTTAAGATTAAGAGTTTCATTTTGTTCCTCTTCCTCTTCTTCCCATTTCTTAGCCATCTCCGGTTCGTTGGCCCACATCCATTTTCTTTGCTTTTCTGACTTAAAAGGCATTACTTAATATTTTGTTTAAACCATTGGTCCATCCAACCTTTAAGTTCCTTTTGTGCAGGTTTAATGTCAGAAGCTTCAGTTGCAGGACCAGCTTTCCAAGTGTCCCATAAAGTTTTAATCTTACCTAAAGCATTTGCTATTTCAATAGAGTCCATAGATTCAACATACTCTTCATTAAGATCAGATTCTAATAACTCTGGCCACATATCTTCAACATCTCTAGCATCTAATGCATAGTATTCACTTTGTAAATAATCTAAGATATCTCTCTTTCTTCCCATCATATCATATGAGTTAGGAGTAGCACCATTTGCTTTTGCTTTAATTTTGAATTTTTTAAGAACATCCATAATATCCTTATCATCTCCTGCTAAATCTACATCAATAGTAATTATGTCGTTAGGAGATTTTGACTTTGCCTTTCTACCTTCATTAACAGATTCTTGAATTTTAATTGTTTTAGGATTAATATTCATTGCAGCCATTTCTTCTTCTCCTTTACCATCTGCATAATCAACAACAGCCATCATCCCATTTCTATCGATGCTAATGACTCTAAAAGTACCAGGAAATCTTGTATGATCTGCGTATACTTTTTTTCCTTGATCTAATGCCTTTGTAATTTTCATAAAATCGCTCTTTCCTGAGTATGCCTCAGTAACAGAAGATTCTGATACGAAGTTATTAAGTGTTTTTAAATTTTTCATGCTATTTTAATTTATTTCATTTTTACTAATTCTAGATCTTTGATCATGTCGGCCATATCAGCCTTAGAAAAGAATTCGTCTGGTGATGTAGAGAATTGTGCACTTGTAGTAAACTTATATCCAAACCCAGCTCCTGATCCGACTGTTCCTTTGTAAGTATATTCAGCTTGCCATGAATCCATTCCTGGTTCATAAAATGCATAATCTTTTCCAACTTCTAAATCATTTATAGATTTAACGAAACCATCCAAGTCAGAAGGTTTTACCCAGTCTGGATAAATTTCTTTACCTTTCCATCTTGATGCTTCATTAATACCTTCGTCCATTACATGAACCATTACATTAACACCGTGCTTTCTTTTAAATTCATTAGCAGCTTTTGTAGCAATTTTAATATTTTGATATTTGACTGCATCCTTTGGATCTTTGCTTATTCCATGATCTGTTGAAGTATCTGTTACAAAATCTCCAGGACCATGTAATAATGTCCAATACTTAGATTCATTAATAAATCTATCATGTTTCATTTCGTTTTTTGCAATGTCAGTTAAAACCATCGCTAAAGAATCAGCAACCAATGCTCCATCTTCTCCAGAAAAGTACTCCTTATTAATTTTTTTGATAAAAGCATATATGTCTTTTTTGTAATTATCTAAGATATCCTTAGCATAAGTGTCCATTTCATTTACAGATACAGATTCATTTGGATCTTCGTGTACATATCCCATTTTATCCATTCTTACATGATCTTCGTATGTTTCAGCTTTATAGCCTTTTCCTGTTTCAGGATCATACATCATATGCGGTTTAAAATCTTCTTTACTTTCGTTGACAGTTATTGTCTTTGACTTTACTCTTTTTCCAAAAGGAGAAAGTGTATATGATTTAATACCATTTTGATCTTCGCTTATATTAAAAAGTTTTGTATTTCTACCTAACCATCTCTTATGAGCTTTAAGTTCTTGTAATATTTTTGATAGTTCTTCTTCGGTTAAAACACCATCTCCCATTGCTTCTATTACAGAGTTTCGTACTCGTGCAGCAGTTGATATATTTTTTGCCGGGTGATTTTCAGTATACCTTCTTTTGACAGTTACTCTTGCCTCTGAAATAGGTTCGCTGAATGAATCAATTGATTTAAGATGTTTCATTTCTTTCTATTATTTGTTTTATATATTTACTTGTTTTAATCTCCTATGAATGAGTTTTCTTCTGGGCAATTTTTAACAAAGGTTGGCATCTTATTAGTTGGAGTTCCAGTAGAACCATAACCTGGGTCATCATTATATTCCATACATGCTAATTGACTTACACCATTAGATTCTCTAACATCCAATTCTTGCTTAACACGATACTTTCCTGGAATAGGTTCCCCATCTTCTCCATACACTGGAATCGGTTCACCTTTATCATCTTTTAAAATTGCATCACTTGTTTTTGCTTTTTCTGCTGATATAGTTTTTTCCCCATTAGCAGGTTTAAATTTATATTGTCGGTTAGTAAATGACTGAGAATCTGCCTGTTTATTATTTACAGCTGCCATTGTATATCCGTTAGTATCCATAGCTTGCCATTGTTTAATTAAGACTTCTGATGCTTCTTCTCTTTTTGCAGTTTGTTCTGCTTTAGATAATTTGCCCCATTCTGCATCACTTAAACCATTCATTTTTTGCGCCATAGCTTTACTTTTACCTTTTGCTCTTTTAGAATACTTTTCCTTTCTTTCTGCAGAAAGTTCAGGATAAAGACCTCTTTTCTTTAAAACATCCGTCACTTCATATTTTTCTGCCAAGTCTTGACCCCCTTTAACAGCATCATCTAATTGTTTAGGCGTTGTGCTATTTGCAAAAATAGTATCATAATCATCATTTGCTGCTTTCCAAAGATCTTTTTTAATTTCTTCGCCTGAAATAGTCTCGCCTTTTTCGTTTTTAAATTCAGCAAAATTTGTTCCTCCGGGGGATGGCGGTATCGGTGGATTGGCATCCGGGTCACCAGGATTTCCTATTTTATTTGCTGATTGGCTCGAAGCACCTCCATCATATTTTATAGAACGTGTTCCACTCGAAGTAGTCATTATTTTTATATGTTTGTTGATTTCTTCCAGTGAAGCATCATCAGATAATTCTCCTGGATCAAAAGTAATAACATCTCCTACTGGAAAGTTTGAAGCAGCTGGTGAAACTGATGGTCTCCCTTGACTTAAATCCTCTGCCATTGCAAAAGTTTCAACAATATCAGCCATTCCTGCCCGAGTGTTAGGGTTATTTTCCATTTCGATTAATAACTGATCCATTTCTTTTTTATATGCTTCCCTTAATTCCTTTTCTTTTTTAGGATCCGTATTATCAGCAATTGCCTGAGCAGCATTATCAAATGCATTCATTCTATCTCCTAAAGGAGTACCTTCTATTTTAACTGGAGGTTCAGTACTTAAAAGCCCTTTAACCTTTTTTGTAATATTTTTACTTACAATTGCTGTAGCTTCTTTTTGACCTTCTTTTGAAAAAACATCTACACTTTCACCTTTACTATTTTTTATTGGCAGTATAGGAATTTCACCGTTTGCAAAGGCTTCAATTTTTTGATTATTTTGTTTTCTAAACCTATCATTCATAGCCATTAATCTATCAACTTCTTTTGTAGTTCTTTCTGGTGGACCTTTTTTGAAATTTTTAGCCAATGCCTTCTTTTGAGTTTCATTTAAAGGATCAGTTCTATTAATTTTTAAACCAGGATTCTTACCTAAAGTAATAGATTTAATAACTTCTTTACCAGTTGTTTTACCTTGACCAGATAATTTTTGAACACCTTTGATAAAACCTTTTTCTATTAATTTTCTAAACATTATTTTTTGCCTCCGTTTCTAAAAATCTGTGTACCCTTTATACCATATATCGACGCCACGACAAGGATCCAAAGATTTGTGAACCATGACGGGAGCTGCGAGAACATATCGAAGAACAATTTTACCT